GTTATAAAACTGTGCACCGCCAGCGGAAATCACGCATTTATATCCAAGATAGGTCAGCCAAATCACAAAGGCTTCGCTCATGAGTGGGTGAACACGGTTGTATTTGTTCATGCCGCCGCCTCCTTTGGGTTCAGCTCGCAAATGATCTGATCAATTTTTTGATTAAACCGAATCACTGACTGCTCAATACCCGCAATATCCAAATCCTTTGCAAATACTCGAATAACCACCAGTTGCAAATGCTCAGGCAGACGAGGGTCATAACTCACAAAGTCACACCACTTGCGACGAGTGCAGGCCAATTGCCAAGTAATCTGCGGCACATATTCGCTCGGTACTTCTTTGGTCAAGATGGTATTTAAGTGAGTCTGGGAACTTGGACACTTCACTTCCAATTGCCCGTCTTGATCAACCAAACCATCAGGACTGGCACCGCTCATTTTGATAACCGGATGATCAATCAGACCTGTGCCAATTACAAAATTACCGGTTTCATTTTCATACGCAGCAATTGCATAAGGTTCCTGATCAATACCCCATTGCATCAGGCTATTGGTTTTGGTTTCCTCCTGAACGCCAGTAAGGCGCTCAGTCAGAATAGTTAGGGTTAAAGCATTGTGAGCTTTGCCTTTAATTGGCTTTGCATCCACATCCTTAATGCGGCTGGCAGTCACTTTGCCGCATCGATCTGCATGCCAATCTTCACTACGCTGGAGAATGGTCATAGGTTTCTCCTTGGCGTGATAAGGCTTGGTCTGCGAGTTCAGCAACCGCTTTTAAATTGATTGAATGGGTGGTCCAGAAGTAATTCTTGCAGTTGCCTTTCGGTAGAGCCACATAGGCTGCTTGCAATCGACTTGATCCGAACTGTGCTTCATTTTGAAGATTAGCCAAATGTTCGTTTTCAAACTCTTGATAGCCTTCCGGCATGGCTGTTTCATCAAAACCCTGAACGGTTTTTACTGCTCCACTTTCATTGATTCGTTCCGCTTCATCCTGATCATAGATACCCACAAAGCCAAAGGCCAAACGTGCACACTGAATCAAGGCTTTGTGGCGTAAGAACCGCTTCGGGTGTGACTGCCACGGTCCGGCAAAACTATTAGCACCCATTGGCTCACGATAAACCTCATCAAGATATTCACGAACAATGGTAGGGCGGTCACGATCTTTCCGGTAAATAAGGCAATCAACCCATTCAGGACAATCAACCTTAGCTTTATTCATGCGAACCATATTTTCCGAAAACACAAACTCAATGCCGTTCAGGTTTGGATTACTATTAATGATGCGCGACCAACCATCCACACCAACCACAGGGATAATGCCTTTGCTTTTATCTGGGAATGCGTAGATTTCTTTGGTCCACGGATTTAACTTGTACTGGCTTGCAACAATCAGCAGCGCACCCATTTGCTCACGTGTGATTTGTGTTGATGACTTAAATGCCGTTTGAATCAAGGTTTGCTCAAGTTCAGCAGGGTCAACATTGTGCAGACCAAGCACAGCAGAAAGCTGGCTGATCTGAGCTGTAATTAAATTTGTCTGTACTGGTGCATTCATATTCTTATTCCTTAAAATTTGATCGAAACGTGCGGCACTAGGCCTTTATTGATTGCATTCAGAATGGCTTTGCCCTGATCAACACTCACGCCAAGATCAGTCAGACCTTTAAGCGCTTCACTACAGATTTGCTTTTTGTGAGCCACATCAGCTTCACGCGCTTCAGCTGCTTTACGTTCAGCCTCAGCTTTAGCAACCTGTTCAGCTTCAATACGCTTACGTTCATTTTCAGCGGCTTGCACAGCACGTAATTCAGCAGCTTCTTTTTCAGCTTTCAATCGAGCTTCACGCTGTTCTGCCTCAGCCTTTTCACGTTGCACACGCTCAGCTTCAAAACGTGCTTTTTCTTCGGCTTCACGAGTAGCTCTTTCAGCAGCTTCGCGGGCGATACGATCTTCATGTTCACGTTGTAAACGAGCCTGTTCAGCAAGGCGAAGGCGTTCTAATTCAGCTTGTTCGGCTTCGTATTTTTCACGAATGGTCAGGGCAGTGCGTAAAGATTCAAGTGTTTCAAGTTTGGCAAGTTTTGCTTCTTGTTCGTATTCCTCAAAAGAAGAATCAATTACACGATTTTCTAGTGTTTCAATGGCTTCTTTAATATTTTGCGCAGTCCACTCAGCATCCAAGGATTCCGCAAGACTTGGCACCATGCGAATCACAGCAATTGCATTTTCATGCTTCGCCACGCGATCCTTTTCCGTCTGTTCCCAAGCATCACGCGGTGCAAGAATTTCATTACGCAGTTCATCAAACTTCTTAACAGTCGCAATGCGGTCGTCATCAATAAGCTTGATTTGAGCCTTTTGATCAGCAACCAATTCCTTTCCGCACTTCTCAATAAGGGTTTTAGATTTGCTCACCTTCATTGCCAGTGAACCAATCTGATCGCGGCCTTTTTTAGTGGTTACATCTGGAACGTGTGAGCGCGCTTCTTGAGCAATACGCTCGAATAATTCAGCGGTGCCACCTGGCTTACGGAATGCAGCAACAACAATGTTTTGGTCTGCAATTTCTAATTCGAATTTTTCCATCTCAAACCACCTCTTCAAATAGTTGTTCCGCGTACTCATTCACAAGACGCTGTAATTCTTTAATCTGCTCGTCATTGAGCGTAAATTCCCGACCTTCCTCAGCTTCAAAATTCCAAACATCCAGCAAAGTCACAGGCGTATCTTTCACTACCAGCCAAGAATCAATATCCACTGGCTCTGCATATCGCATATCCCCATTCGAGCTGCGCATTTCAGTCATCGTGTGAGGCAATACAGCCATTGAACAATCAGCCGTTGCCCACAGGTTTTCACCGATCTGACGATACAAACCAAAGGTCAACACGTTATCTTCAATCGAAAGATCAGAATCAACCTTGAAGCTTGGCAGGTCTGAGAAGTACAAATCACGGGTAAAATCTTCATTCACCTTGCAGTCAGTTACCTTAGTGCTATGACCATCACGGCACATGAATAAAGACTGGTTTCCGATGTGATGGATCGGACGCATTGCCGCACCACATCCACAGAATTGAGCGTAAGTGTTCATGCTGGCACCTCATTAGATTTATGCGCGTCATACAGCTTGATTGCGTGAACAATTGCGTAGCAGCACCAGATATAGCGATAGGTATGATCATTAAAATCCCACTCCCACCAGCAATCCATATCTAAACCACCAGCATAATCAGAATCCCAATCTCTCAATTTTTGGATAAACTCATGCTGATCATCTTCAGCACAATTAATTAGGTCTTGAATAGCTTCTTTAGCTTCTTCAGCATCAGACTGATCTTTGTCGTAGTCGCCAGAATCTATACCCGCAAGATGATCTTGAAGATGCTCGGTTAAAATCTGTTTGGCTTCATCAGCGGAGAACTCTTTAACACCACCACGTGAATCCACAGCCTCTAATTTTTCTTCCCAATAACCCGGGTTAATGTCATAGCCATCTTTGTCACGGAAAAAGTCAAACATGTCTGCAAGGCGGGTAAACACAAAGCTACCCATATCACCGGTAAACATTAAATGGCCCGGACGAGTGGTGATGTGATAATGCATTTCACAGCAACCTGGTCTTTGAATTGTCAGGTCCCGAAATAAACCTTGATCTAGATTCACCGTCAGCTCATGGCGGGCAACATCTTTCAGGAATTGCTCTAAAGTTGGATGTCTCACTTCACACCCCCAACAATCGCAGCATTAATCTTTTCAATTTCATAACGATCAACATAGGCATTCACAGTCTTGTCAAAATGCACCACGTTCAGAATGTCCAGAAACTCGACTGAGGCATCGTCCAAGGCATACTCGACATAGATGCTGTAATCGTCGGCTTTGACAGTAGCGACACAGATCTGATCGCAATTTACGCTTTCAACTTTGTATTGCTTTGCAGCGATGTTGATTTGAGGCTCTGATAACTCATCAGCAGTCTTAGCTGGCTGAACCGCATAAGCCGTTACCAGCGCCGCGCTTACGGATGCTGCAATTAATGCAGACTTGAGAATATTGGATTTAGTTGTCATGGCTGCCTCCGAACTTAAACTTAGGCAGCGGGATTGGTTGATTTGCATGAAAGGCATCAATCATTTCTTGAGTGACAGCAATCTCTTCATCATGATCAATTTCCCAGAAAGTGACACCCAGATGTTTTTCAGCCCAAGCTTTTAAGAAGTTATTTAATTCAGCTTTTGCTTCATCACCAACGCTATCCGATCCTGTATTACCGTCAGTGAAATCACTCGGAAAATTGTCATAAATGCGCAGGTCGTAATTTTCCAAAACTTCATCAGCATCCATGATGAACTGGGTGGGCGATGTCTGGCGCTTGATACCAGTAAGGAAGGTATTGCCAATCTCTAATACGTCGTCATCTTCCATGTCTTGCAGGGCTTCGGCAGGATTTTCATAGTCAGACCAATTGTCTTCGCCGCGATAGCTGAAAACTCGATCAGCATTCAACTTGCCTTCATCAACTTTTGTATTCATAATAATTTCACTCACTGTAGGATGGGTCACGCTCCAGGTTGTTCGCGCAACGCTGGGGCTTTTTGCTGTCTGTGAGATTTAGTTTACCAAAGGAAACTTTATAGTCAAGAGAAAAGTTTATTAAAAGAAACTTTTTATTCTTTATGGAAACTTTTATGTTTTAATAGACAAAAGAAAACCCACCGCTGGGG